ATTAATTGAATCACCAATTGACAATGTGCCTACCAACTGTTTGTAATTATTTTGGTTAGCCATTAAAGTTCCTCAAAAGCAACATTAAACAATTCATTAAAATTTCTATTAATTGTTGTGAATGTTTTTGTTGTTATGTTAATATTTTGTGGTGGTACAAATCTTTGACTATCATTTTTTACATATATTTTTTTGACATTAGTAGCATAAGGTGGATTAACCACAGGATATGGGTGTGGCTTATTATTAGGGTATTCTCTTCCCTCTTCCACATCCAGTGAATATGTTAAATTCTTTGCAGCTAATTCTTCTAAATTTATCATACTACCTTAAATCTAAATGGTTTAGTAAAATGTACTTCCTCACCCAAAGTAATTTTTAATTTTAAATCATAAAATCTATTTTTATACAAAGTTCTTGTATCTAATTTTACATAAGAACCAGAACTATCACAATGTATATGTGAATAAACATCAAATGGTTCTATGGTTGTACCAGCACCCGCATCTATTACTGTATATTGGCTGCTGGAAGGTAGATAGTATCTATTATCAAATCTTCTTGTATTGGTGTATGCTTTTGTTGGGTATTTATCTCTTACCGTAAAATACAATTTTGAAATTGAGCCAACTTCATATTCTGCTCTTAAATTATTTGGTGCAATTTCAATATCAAACGAGGGTAAAGTTTTTAGTGACCCAGTTGTAAAACTTTGACTTACATATGCTAATTCAAGAGTTGGTTCATGAACAGTATGTGTTTGTTTTGAGAAAAATTTAACATTTCCTACATTGTCGGAATTTGATTCAGAACTTCCCGAGAATTTTAAAAGAAGACCATAGTTTGTGGTCAGTGATGAACCAGAAATCATTGGTGCAACTAAATCAGTTACATCTATTCTTAATTCATCGTTTGTTAAATTTGTAACAGAAGAACTGACAACTGGAGTTAGATTATAATCCCCTCCTGTGCTTGTCCATGCCGAACCAGTACTATGTTTTGACCAAGTAGCACCATCATCAGAAACCAATGGGGTTTGCATTGTGTAGCCAGAACCCTCTGCCCAAGATTGAGATACTTGATAAACATAAATGTATTCATCTTGAAATAGTTTTTCCGCATTTGCAACTTTTAAATTTAGAAAAACTGTAGAACTGGTAGGAGCGCCTTTTAAATCACTCAAATCAAATTGTATTAATGATCTTACAGCGCCTGTATTAAATGCTATATCGTTTTTATGCTTCCCAACTTCTAATATCTCATCCTGACCAGCGTTTAGATTTGGATAAATTTCATAAATACTTGCATCTTTAGATGCTTTTAAATATACTCTGCTCATTGTCTACCTGTCCCTACGATATCGTTTTGTGGGTAGCGTAACTCAAAAATACAAGGGTCGGCTGATGGATATATAATTCTATCAGTTGTATTGAACTGTAAATCGTATGTGTGTGAAGCATAATCTCGTCCGTCTTTTTGTTGGTACTTGTTAACGAAATCTAAACTTGTCACGCTTTGTACACCATCAACTCTTGCAATTTGTAATAAAACATCATCTATGATTATTGGTTGATTTATTTCCCAATTGTCTATATTAAAGTATTGAACCAACGAATCAGAACATTGTGCTAATACATCGTGTACATTATATCCTTTATATACGACGACCGAATAATTTATTCCTATAGAAACTCTAAAAGCATCTAAAATGTTTACTCTATCTGTTAAAATTTTGTATCCTTTTAGGAATTTTTTAATATTACTTTTTACGGTATTGTTAAGAATAGTTAATCTTTGGTCGTTGTCATAACCCAAAACATAAAGATTAACATTTGTGTTTTCTGGTCTATTGTCAACATATAACACATCATCTTCTGGATCTAAAGTTGATAGAGTTTGTTCAGAAACTTCGGTTTGTGATCTAATATTATTGATTGCGTCGTCTTTGATAGCAAATGCTTTTGCAACAGCACCATATTTTGATGGCATTGAAAGAATACGCTTTTCATAATCTTGTGAAGTAACAACTCTTCCCTGTGCATTAACGAAACCGATAGCTGATTGTCTTATTTGTTCTATGGATGGTGCATCCAATCCACCAGCTGCTGGTTCATCATTTGTTACGGTTATACTTGATACCATTGTATTGAATGTGGACAAATCAGCACCACTCAAAGTTCTTGTTTCATTTAATGTTGTTAATGTACCAATTTTTGTTATGGTTCCAGATGGTACATTTGACCGAATACCATTTGAAACAGTATATGTAATTGTTAAGGTGGTATTGCCTGGAGCAAGACCAAAAGAATTGCTGTTTGTGAAATTTAAAGTATCAAGAGAAACATTGGTCATGTTTTGTAAATAATTTGAATCATAAACAGATTTGTAATCTGGATTTTGGTATACATCAGATAAATCACCCGTTCCAGAACCAAATACAAGTTCAATTTTTAAATTTCTATTATATCTAGTAATAAATCTTCTATTGACTTTTACTGGCTTTAATGTATAAAGCGGAGCTAATGATGAAGATGTACTTACTAATGTATCTTGAAAACGATAATCTTGTGATAGGTTATCAACTTCATACCAAGTATTGCCTTCGGAATCAACCACCGACACAATTTCAACTACATTGTCGTCTGGAATTTGAACCTTTAAAAACTTGGTTGGGTTTCCTACTACATTTGTTGTTGTTTTTCTGGTTGCTGATACTAGCTTACATTGTTTAGACACAACGAAGGTTGAAGGCAATCCGGTGGTACCATCTAAAGAAAATATCTGAACTGTTCTGTTTGTAGAGTCACCAAAATCACAAATATCTTGTGTTAAAAAACTACCAGCATCAAATTGCGTTGTTGCGTTAAAAGATGACCCAGCCGCTATTCTTGGTAAGAATCTAGTATCTAAATTACCATCGGTATCTGCTGGTATCAATGCTGATATTGTTGCTTTGCAGAATGATGGTGAAGTTAATCTTGGTTTGAATCCCAATCCTTGTGCAAGAGAAACAACATTTTCTCTTTCTTCTGCATAAGCTAATAAACTTTCTTTAAAAGAGTTATCTGTGTAATAAGAAAGAACATCACCAACATATGATGCCATATCCAAAAAAATACTACCAGGCGATGCGTCACTAAAATCTTGATAGGTATCTGAAAAATAAAATTTAGTAAAATCTACCAAACTCTTTTTGAAATCTGAGTAGTCTTTGTTTAGATATTTTACTTGTTTTTTATCTATTTGATCTTTTGGGGATACAGTAGAAAGTTTATTAATTGCCATTTATATTCCTCAGACAAAAAGTACTACTTCATCTAGTAAATTTGGATTATCTGTTAACCTATATCTAATATACATTTTTGATGTATGTCTATCTCTATCATTATCTGTTGTTTCTATAGCAAAATCTTCAATTGTTATATAAGGCATCCATTCTTGGACAGCATTTTCAACAGCTTCTTTAGCCCGTTCACCAATATCGTCATTATTAAAATCAAAAATTAATTGATGAATATCACACCCAAAGGTTGGATTATTGAATCTTTCACCTTTAACGGTCAATACTAAATTGATAAAATTACTTTTAACTTGTTCAAGCAAAGTATTGGATTGTTCAAAATATCCACCATTTGCTCTACGCAATGGTAAAGTAAATCCAATCGTTGCCATTTGTTAGATTCCCATCTTTTTCATTAAAGAACTATAATCTTTGTTAATAGCGTTTATAGCATCTTTGTGTTGTTCACCAATAGCACCACCTTGATATGTTGATGGCAATTCCATAGGAGACATTAAATTTACATTTTTGGTATTGAAACTAACTGTGTCCATTCCCAATTTTTGTGTAAACATATCTCTCAATTGTTGGCGACCCAAATCAGAAGTAGTTGTTGTTACAGACTCATTTTGCATCTTTGGTGTGTTTGCAGAAATCATTATATCAAACAACTCAGCCTTAACTTCTTTGATGATTTCAGCTTTCTGATGTTGAATTTCGGCTCTAACAAACTCTCTGATTAGTTTTGATAATTCTTTACTTGTCATAATACACTCCTATTGTTCCTTTATAAATAGTTCAGTTACCTATTTTAACTCCGTTACTTTTTGCTTCAATAATTTTCAATCTGGTAGATGATGTTTTGGTAAAAACTGACGTTGATAATGTACTATATGGTATAGCAATACTTCTTGCTAATTCTTCTATGTAGTCTAAAATTTCATATAAAATAGATTCTAGTTCATTATATTTAACCACGGAATTTGTTTTTTCAACTGTTCCCAAAAACAATTTACCACCATCTGAATTAATATAAATATTTTTACCGCTATCTATAATAGTATCACGGTTTGTTATAGATATCATGTCTCTTTGAGAAGAAAGTAATATATCAGTTTCTTTTGAATTCAACACAACCATACCACTGTTGAGTATAGTTTGGTTTCCGCTGAGTTGCGTTTTTGTAGAACCATCGGACTGTGCATCTAAAGTTGTATATGGTTTATTTAGATTTTTCAATGTAGTAAATTCACTAGAAAAAATCAAGTTTATAACTTGGTTTTCTGCCATTATAAAACAAGAAGAATCTAGATTTATATCCTCAACTACTAACGCATAGGGAGTTTCTTTTGTTCTATTGGGTGTTTGTCGTTGGCCAACTCTGAATAAAATTAATGAGTCATTTTTTTGACTTTTTGTTGGACCGAGAATTACAGTTCCGTTTCTGACTTGTGTTTTTTGATTAAGTGCGTCTTCCATTTGAGAGGAACCAAGTCTTATAGAAGCACCATATCTATTCTGTATTATTACATCACCATCAAAACTTTTTAAATTATTTAAACCAACTCTTGGAGAATATTTTTCGTTAGTTAAATTTTCTTCTGGTTCATCTGCATCTGTTCTTGTATCAATAGCACCCTGTCTTGCTTGTTGAATACTATCAGTTCTATTTTGTTGAGTTCTGGCAGATTTCGAACGATTTAAAATGTTGGGAAAACCATTTAACTGTAGAGTTTTGTTAATATTAACTCTTCTCGTATAAAAATGAATTCCTTGGATTTTTTGAACCATTACGGTTTCACCAATCAATGGAAATTCTTGTACTCCAACTTCTATTGGGTATGCATAAAAAGCATTTTGTGGTGTGTCTCTGTGGCCACCGTATTCAGTATATTTAAATCGTATTCTACCAACCTCAAATCCATCTACACCATAATCTGGATGTTCTTCGTTTATGACCACATCTATAACAGTTGCACTTGTGGTATTTAATCCAAATGATTTAATATTTCCAGATATACTTGGATTCCATAATACACTCATTTTAAGCTCTCAATCTCACAAGTTCCTCTTCAACTTGTTTGGCCTCTTCTTGTAATTCATCTATCTCAAAAGAAATATTATTCAACAATTGTTGTTTTTCTTCTTCTGTTAGTAAATCAGTAGAGGAAGCAGCCTTTGCACCAATAGACATAGCTCTTTGTGCAATTTGAGCGACACGAACGATGTGTTCGTCGTTTTTAACATTGACCTCCATAAAATCTTTGATGACGGGAGCTATCACCGATGCATCTTCAGGAGTTTTTATAAGTTGTGTAAGTTTAAGAATAAATGTATTGATTTGTTCTCTCTTACTTTCTGTATTTTTATATATGTCTTTAAAAACATCTGCTAATGTTTTGTTGTCAAATACTGGTTGTTCCATAGTAAATCTCCATTTACTATAATTATTTAGTTGTCGAAGTATTCTGATATTTTTCCCGTTCTTTGGAAATATCTATACTGTCTGTCTAGTATAACTTTAAATTCTTTGACAATCTTTGTAATGTCACTGGTCTTGCAATCTGTGATATCTCGTATCATTAGATAGATTGCTTTTTTATTAAAATTTTCAATCTGGTGTGACCGAGTTAACAATAGCAATATAGCGTACCCAATTTCCAAATCCTTATCTTTTGGAAAAATTTGGTGTAGATTTCCGTCCCAATACTTTATAAATAATTTTATAAATTCAACGCGCTCGGGTTCGTGATATGTCTCGTCTGGGTCTATGATTAATGTATCTTGTAGAGAATAACTTTCTTCTGTCTTATCGGCCAAATAAATGGTTCGTTTTTCTTCTTTATATCTTTTGTTATTCTGTAGAATAAGATAATTTTTAGCTACTACCGAAAAATAACTAAAAGACTTTCCCTTGTCTTCGGTAAAATTTGGGAGCTTTAAAATTAAATAAGAAATAACTTCACTTTTAATGTCTTCAAAAGACCCTTCCATATAAGGAAACTTAAAGCGATTTATAATATTTTCTGCCATCTTGTCCAATGGACCGTATATATGGTCTTTAAATATTTTTTCTTTTAAAAGGTCATCTTCTTCTTTATTGTACTTAATAATTGATTGTTCTGTTTCTAATGTCCAATAAATTTTATTAGAAGATTTCCTCTTCATTTTCTTGGGTGTCATATATTAACGTCCTTAGATTTCCGATAGTAGTAGTGAGTTGTTGAAAAACTTGCCCAACTTCGTCGTCCTTTTCAAACATTTCACGGCTATCTAGTATTCTCATGGTAGTTAATATTTTGTTGGATTGTGTGTAAAACCACATAATTCTATCTTCATAATATTCAATTTTACGCAAAGAAACAATAGAACTATAAATTAGTGCTATGTTTAGTAACAATGATAATATTAAAAAAACCAACATTAAATAACTCCCTGTTCAATAACATCTCTATCTAAATGATATCCAGAAAATTGTCTCATATATTTTCTGAGAGTCATTCCGTTAGAATCTGTGGTACCCGTAGAATCCGTACTGATGAAAAAAGATTTTACACCTTGTGCTCCAGCAAAATGTGCACCTGCTAAAATGGACGATGTTGTTATGTATATTCCCTTGTGATAGGTATCATTATATCTGGTAATATAACGTTTTAAAGCATTGTAATTGTAGTATAAATATGTCATCATAACTTCGTCTTGTAAAGAGGGGTTTGACAAAAACTCTTCTCTACTTACAGTAAATCCTAAATATTTTACTGTTCTTGGACTAAATTGATATTTGCCCATGAATCCATATGGATTTACTACATCATAACGATTATTACTTTCTAAGCGACCAATAGCATTTAAGAATTCTTCTATCTCATGTACTATTTCTGGTTCGTCTTGAATATCTTCAAGAACTATTTCTTCTACAATAGATATTTCTTTATTAAAATTTTTTACTTGTAATAAAACTAGTATTGCCAAAAGGCTTAACATAAGTCTAATTTTCATTTTGACTCCTTGTTAAGATTAACGAATTATAACAGGTGTGGCATTGCCTCCCTAAGACCATTGGTAGTTACTGAAACAAAATTTCCATTAATATACAACTCATCAATTGTCTGGGCTCCTATATAACTCATAGCTGAACGTACACCATCCATAATTTCATTTACTATTTTTTCAACAGAACCTTTCATTGGAACCATAGCAGCAGTTCCTTCAATGTTATTAAGTTGTGTTGAAGAAAGAGTTTTCTGAACATCACTTGCGGAACCGTGGTAAATCTTCATTCGTTGTCTCTTTCCGTATGACCCAAAATGCATAACATCGCCTGGGGTTTCGTCCGTTCCAGAAATCATTGAACCAAGAATTACCGAAGAGGCTCCTGCGACTAATGCTTTAGCCACATCGCCTGGGTAACGAGTTCCACCACATGAGATTATGGGTGTGTTTGCGATAGCAGAGGTTTCGTACAAACAAGAAATTTGTGGAATTCCCACTCCTGTCCTAATACGAGTTTCACACACTGAACCACCACCTATTCCAACTCGTAGTCCATTAGCTCCCCAGTATTCTAAATCTTCAACTGCTCTGGCGGTTGCTATATTTCCCGCGATTACATCAAACTCCATGTTTGGCAACTCCCGTAACATCTTAAGTTCTTCAAGGGTGTGTTGCGTTGACGAATGGTGACCGTGTGCAATATCTATAACCAGAACATTGGCTCCAGCCTCAACCAACGCTCTTGCTCTATATATATCCTGTTCTTTAGCTCCAATTGCAGCTGCAATAACAGGATTTGTATATCTATAAGTAGTTTCTTTTGTTTTGGAACAAATAGAATCTATATTAGATTTTAATTTACTGACTATATCCACTTGTTCATCAATTGTATTAAATCTATGAATGACCCCAACTCCACCCAATGACCACATCTTGAACGCCATGTCGTATTCACAAATAGAAGCCATTGGTGAAGCGATTAATGGAATGTCAATATGATAATTTTCGGTCAACAATGTAGATGTATCACAATTTGAACGAGATTGAATTTCGCTATATTGTGGAATAATCTGAACATCATCAAATGTATATGTTGGTACCATTTTAGATAGTTTCGTATAAGGCATTTTGTTTTCTCTGTCTGTCTATGTCTTTGATGTGGTAAAGTGCCCACTCTTTTTCTTCTGGTAATGTGGTGAATGTTTTGTGACCAGTGATGACCTCATGCACTTTATTTTTCCACTTGATTTCTGGCTTGTTTTGGAAGATTCTGGTTTGGAAGTCGGGCCACATTACCCAACCCATTTCGTTGACTCTCCAACGCCATTTTTGTACATCTTCCTGAGTCAATCCATTTACGATATTGACCCGTGGTACTGCTAATAGTTCTATCTCATTATTATATTCTAGTAATGTATGAATATTTTTTAACAAATATTCAGAAACAGTTTCATCAGCATCTAATTGAAAAATCCATTTATTATGACACTGTTCTTTACCAAAATTTTTGTGACTTGCAAAATCTTTATTTAGGTCATGTTTAAAAATACGAACCTTATCAGATTTAACCGACTCTAAAATATTTAGAGTTAGTTTATCTGTAGAATTGTCATCAACAATAACAATTTCATCATCATCTGACATATATTCCAATATTTGGAATAGCAATGTTTCTATACACTTACCTTCATTGTGTGTTGTCACTAAATAACTTATCATAATTGCCTCTAGTTGTCAAGTTCCGTAATCACTCCAATATTTGAACAATGCAAGTTCTTTGGACTTAGCTTCCAAATCAATATCAATGGGTACTCCATATGTGTTGATTGGATTGTAAAGATAATCAGCATGTGCTGTGTTTTTAGATGTATTATCTTCGTATTCTCGTTTGCTATCTGAATAATGGAATAGGGGTGTGACATTACCCCATGTTTCATACGCCATGAAAAATGCTTCTTCTTCGGATACATCATCAGTATGAAACTTGTGATGGAAATAGTCAAATGTAACTGGTGTGTCATTTAGAACATCACACAATTGTTTGACCGAATATAGAGAGGCTTTGTCGTCGTTCTCAACTACGAGGCGTGACCGAGCAGAATCGGTTAGTCGGTCAATACTGTTGAGGAAACGCTTGGTAGTTTGTTCTTTACTGGAACCCTTAGAACCAATATGAATATTGATAGGATACTCATGTGTTTTGGGTAGTTCCATAAGGTCAAAAATCTTAGCGTGGTGATTTACATTTTCAATAGAATTTTGAATTACAGATTCACGCTCAGAACCCAATTTGACAAAATGACTAGGGTGGAAGGATACACGAATACCAGATAGTTTAATCAACTGCCCAATTTCTTGTAATTTATTAATTATCTTATGTTGGTCTGGCAGGTCTTCTATCTGGTATTCGCTTTCCCACGGAAACAAATCTGATGTAATACGATAAAGTTTTACACCGTTATGAATATTCCATGTAATAATTTTATGTAAATCTTTCACATTTTCAAGAGCCAATTCAGAGGCATATTTGATGCCTTTGGCTTTGAAAGTGCGTTGAATCATACTACGAGAGGTTTTGACACCTTCGTCAGCAAGAGTAAGATTTATACAACAATAACCTAGATTAGTCATAATTTTATGGTTGTCTTCCTAGTCCCCAATTACGCTTTTTTGTTTTTGTAACATCTAAATCTAACACCTCTTCTACTATATTGTCAAGAGGCTCTTCTTCTTTTGTTACAATTTCAGTTGATAATTCTTCACGAACAGGTTTGTTTTCTTCTACCTCTTTGTAGATTTCGTACTTTTTTTCATCCTTGACCATCTTTGGTAACATAGCAAGTCGGTTGTATCCAACTACCAATGATACCGCTAATGGGTCAAAAACAAAGACAATTAATAGTGCAAATATGTTGACCACCTTGTCCATTGACCAGCCTGTAAGATTGGACATATAACGGAGTGGACCAATTTCGGCAGCCACTTCGTTGTTTGCTTCTAACTCAATTTTTTGAATATCTAACGATGTAATACTATCTGTTGCTTCCTCAATTTTTAAAGATACTTGTTCTCTTTCTTGAGTAGCGGTATTAAGTTGTTGTTGGATAACATTTCTGGTTGCACTTGATGTACTGGTGACCAATTGTCCTGTTGCTTCGTCAACATACTGAATAACATTATTAGACAAACCTTGAGTTAATTGAACAATAGTTTCACTGACTCGTTGTCTTTCTGCTATATACAAATCCAATTGTTCTTGGTATCGTTCCTTTCTTAACTCCAATACACT